ATAACGTGTTGTATATATCCGATTTAAGAGGCGCTTTGATTCTAACAGACCTCGGTCTACTTTATCTTCATATACAGTAGCGCGAAGTTCACGTGCCACGTTAAAGGGGTCAGTTACAACATCAAACCTCTCAAAATACGGATTTTGACCGAGTTGATTAGCATCTGCGACATACTGTTGATTCTGTAGATAGTTCCTATCAGTAGTTCGTGTATTAATAGGATTCATATCCATAAATGTGTAGGCGCCACGTCTGTGAACGGCAAATCCTCCTTCTGTTGCTTTATCTTTCCAGAACTGCGCCATTTTTATATCTTGGTCAACACCACCAAGTCCAAGTGAATAGCGATATGCCATGGCACTTTGTGCGGCTGCATTCTTTCCATTTGCCGCACCTAAATTCTCAGCAAGAGATTTGTTAAGCCATTTAGTTCTCTCTTTAATTTCCGCATTGCTTATAGCAGGGCGATCATTTTGAAGCTGTGGTCCATCTGTCTGCCATTGCTCAACATGAAGACTGTTAATCTGGTCAAGAGCACTCACTTCACGGCGACTTCGGAGGCTCATTTGTGGTAATGGAATCGCAACCATGCGACGCTGAACAGGAAACACGTCTAAAGTCTCCATTCCTACTATTACTAATAGATGTTTATAGTACCTTTTTATACGAGAGCAGCACTGCCAAGTTTAATTAAATGGTCACTTGTACCCATAACACTTTTCTTAGATAATCGTGGTAAGCAACTCTGTGAAACAGATGAACCTGAACAGTGGTTGGCGGATAATAGTTTTTTTGTTAAATCAAAGTGGCGAGAGGGCAAGATTCTCTATGTTGAAATTGATATTCATTCTATGGAACTAAAAGAGTTTTACAGTTTTGAAGAGGTGACGCGCATACAACAAAAAGGAACTGAAGAGTGCTGGCGTACTTTTTTTATCTTAAAGGCAGGTACAGGTGAAGCAGCTTCAAGCGCAAAACAATGGAATGATTGTATTGATGAGACATTTGTTGAAGCATTGGAAACGATTCAAAAAAGGTGTATGCCTTAAGGATAAACACCTTTAGAATATAGATGAATTCGAATCGCTCAAAAACTCAGAAGCGAGGAGTAACAGACTTAAGTGGTTCAAACTTTGCCGCGAATCTACATGCGAGCACAAATACCTTTGTTAATTTTCTGAATCAAGAGGCAGATGATGCGTATAAGCGTCCATGGCATCGTCTAGAGCGGGGTCTTCGTCTTAATCGTCTACGAAAGTTTGTAGATGAAGAGGCACTTCGTCTAAGTCTAACTCCTCCTGAGAAAGCGGCACTGGATACACAGATTATGAAGGCGAATGATAAGAAGCTACTAAATAGTAAGAATGCAGTGATTTATGACGCTGATGAACAGAAAATTAAAGAGATTAAGGGACTCGTTATGCATCGCAGTTCCGATGGAAAAGTCTTATTTCAGGTTCTTGAGAAAAGGAATGCGGTTACATTTAGGAAGAAGCAAACTCCAGTACCTGAAGTAAAAGAGGAGACCTAAGAATATACGACCTATAAATTTTAACGAAGCGCCCCTCAAACAATGGAGCAATATAGCACTATGTTTGAATGTACAGGACAGTTTTTGAATACAATGGAAGAGGTCCAACCTCCTCCATTGCATCCCACACTTGGAGAGGCATGGTGGACGACAATGGAACGGGAGCTTGCGCTCGTAATGAAGGAGAGTGATCTAAGTGCTACGCTTACAGACCAAACAAATGAAGTCTTTGATTGTTTCAAGATTGGATATCAATGTCTTTCAAATGTTCTTGTAAAGGTGGACTTTGACAGAAAGCAGCGCATTAATGCTCTACAGGCAAAGCCTCAGAGTGTCCAAAGGTCTGAGGAGTGGTATCGGGAAACGGCGGGTCTTCTTACAGCAAGTGAGTTGTATAATCTCTTTAGTTCACCAAGGTCCCGTGGACAACTTGTGATGAGTAAAGTTGCTGCTGCCCCCTCTACACCCATGTCTGCGCCTAAGAAATCCTGTATGACAGCGGAAATGACACCATTTGATTGGGGTACTCGATTTGAACCAGTTGCGAAGATGATTCTTGAAGCAGATTGGTCTGCGACGATTGTGGATCTGGGGCGTATCCGTCATCCTACTATTAAGTCACTCGCAGCATCACCTGATGGACTCATTACTGCGACTAACACGGACCAGGCTCTTCTTGGAAATCTAATTGAAATCAAGTGTCCGTCGTCACGTGTTGTAGGTGGTGGAGTACCTCCAAATTATTGGTATCAGATGCAGCTACAGCTAGAGGTCGCTGAAGTACCTGTATGCCAGTATTGTGAATTTACATTCAAGTCCGCAACTGCGCGCGGACCTATGGAAGAGGCACCACTTGGCGCAACAGAGGGTCTCATTTATCTTCTACAGAATCACGATACGCTTGAGACAAAATATGTATATGGTCCTATTGGAGAAATGGACTATGATCCGAAGCCAGAGGCACCTTGGCAAGTTCTTGAGCGTATTCCGTGGTTTCTAGAGAAGTCATGGATTCATCCTGTATATCGTGATACAGCATGGTTCCAATCAATTATTCCTCTACTTGATGAGTTCTGGCGTGATGTTGAGAAGGCAAAGTGTGGCGAGTTTGCCGCACCTGAATCATCTGTGAAGCGTAAGTCGGCAGTGTGTGCCATTACTGATTAGAACTATCTATAAGCAATATGAAATATCGGTAGTGTTTATTATTTGTTCCAAACAATCTTTTCGATTTTGAGTAATTTCATTATCACCCGTCCAAAAACAATAAATTACATCCATGTTATAAATTATTCTTTTTGTCACTTTAAATATATTTAGAGAACAGAATATGCCAAAACACTTGGGAGGAAAGGTCATTTATGGTAATTATAAAGATGGTTCCGTTATATTCAAGGATAGAAAAGGCTACTATATTGTTGCAGTAACTACAGGAGAACCCTTTAAAAAATATATCAAGGGCTGGAAGCCTGGTCCGGATGATACACCCGAATGCCTAGTAAATAATCATTGGACACGTTGTAACAAAAAGAAGAAGCGTCGCACAACCCGTAAAAATTAATCTGCGGATAAAGCTTACTGTCTACAACATACTTGGCTTATAAAAATTATTTACCAATTCATGTACGGGTGCAGAGCATGAATCTGGATTTTTGCGGCGATAGTTATTTGTGAGTTGGCTATAGTTTCCTGTGAGTTGTATCCGATTCGCAAAATCACTTTCATAGCACGCCTGCGCATTAAACGCTGTATTTGGCTGGTCATCAACTGCTGCATCATCTAGGACACCTTGGAGTAGATGATACGGTACATGCGCATTAAGTGCCGAGTCGGCAGGACCTGAAACATATTGAATAGGCTTTTCACCTACAGGCGCAGGCGCCATATTCTGAAATCCACTCAGTTGTTCACGTTGCCTCACTTTTCCAGGTAGGTTGTACGTAATAATAAACAAAAAAAGACCAAGTATAATTGTTGAAAGTATCATTATATCTCTTTTCATTTCTCTCTCTACATGACTCTTGGAAGTTGTTTACAGTTGTGCATATCGTAGGGTATGAGCACGTGCCTTTTCATCAAACTCTTGACGATTCGTCTTATAAATATGAGCGATTTCAGGTACAAGTGGGTCATTTGGATTTGCATCGGTCAAGAGACTCAAAATACTTAGAAGAACCTTACTCACGGTCAGCGCAGGAGACCACTGATTCTTGAGAATATCAAGACAGATTCCACCGGCAGAATTGATATTTGGATGATAAATCTTCGTAAGGAAGGTTACAACCGGGGGTTTGAAAGGATAATCTACAGGAAATTGAATCTGTAGCTTGAAATATCCTCCGGCATATGGACTATCCGCAGGACCAAAGATTGCTCCACTCCACTTGAAGAGATCATCACCCGTGGGTCCAGCACTACAGTTTGCCGGCGGATCCTTTGTAAGATCATCAATCTCCTTCTTGATACGACGGAGTGCCATTTGATATGTGTACTTTTAAATGAGGGATACATTGAAATCAAATTTTTCTAATCCTTAGTAGAAACAATGAACTTTTTAAATCTCCTCGCTGAATTCCTTGGAACCTTCCTTCTATTAATTAGTATTCTGGCGACAGGCAATGCTCTCGTAATTGGTCTTACCCTTGCGCTCGTTATCTTCTGTATCGGCTCCCTCAGCGGAGGTCATGTAAACCCCGCGGTCTCCATTGCGATGTTTGTCAATGGCGCGCTCTCTGCGACTGAGCTTGCGGGCTATGTTGTTTCACAGGCTCTGGGTGGTGTTGCGGCGGTGTATGTGTTCCGTGCACTGGCGTAAGTTGTAAATCACATAGGAGTTCCATTCTCTCTCCACTCCTTTAGTCGTCTGTAATAATCAATCATTTGTGTATCATTGCGATTCTTCGCACTGATACATTCATCACATACATTACAGGGTCCATACCCATCTTCCCATTCAATTACGTGCGTTGATTTAATCTTCGCAGGTGCTGATTTAAATGTACGATAATCACGATTTTGTGGATAGTTGACCACGTTATACTTTACAATATAATGATCATCGGGAAGATAGTTAGGATAAAGCTGAGGAAAGAGGTCATAATACCGAGCTGCGCAATTTCCCGCAGGTGCCTGCCATTTCTTTATCAGTTTCTTAGTAAACTTTGGCTCTAAACACTGTGTACCGTACCAATCCATTTTTGTTTGTATCTTTCAAGATTTAATATCAAATTTATATGATTATCAAATAAAAGTATTTAATTTTCCATATTTCAAATAACTATATAAAGAATCTCTTCCAATTCAGTTTGGAGGGAATACTCCCATACTCTAGATAGCTCAGATGGTAGAGCGGGGGATTGTAAACTGGTTCGTTTAACTATAGATCTCCCCAAGTCATTGGTTCGATTCCGATTCTGGAGATATTTTTTGAGAAATAATTTATTCTTCAAAAAATATATAAATGTATCTTTAACGGCAACGAGTAACCGCAATAACAGCAAGGGTCGATAAAACAATTGCCATAACCCATCCCTCAACATCAATATGACTCCGAAATCCTTCTGCTGCTCCATTGTCACAATTACCCCCTGAGTGACTGGAAACACTTGTGCCATCGGGGCAGAAATTCTTCGGTGCCGCATTAAACTCGCTTTGAGTTAAGAAAATTGGTGATCCCCGTGAATCAACATCTTGGACCCACTGTGTCTGTTTTGCTGATCCACTGCTTCTATCAATTGTTCCAGTAATCCAAGGTGTACCATCTGAGCTTGATGTTGCGCCATTTGTATCCCCTACAGGTAGCGTAACCTTTCTACATTT